TGCATGTTCCCCCACTCCATCGCCGCGTTTGGTTCGCGCTCGTTCGGATCGGCGCAGACCTGTTCGCGTGCAAGCCGTCTAATTAAGCCTGTGGCGCTCGTGGAGAGCTTTCCAGTCGGCGTCAATATGTTCGCCGCTTGGCTGGCCGTGGCGCGTCCTAGTCGGGCCTCATGCCACATAGCGCTGCCTTGTGTGCAGTCGATGATCTTGCATTTCATGGCTGGTCGCCTCCTTTTCTCGCTTTAATCATTTCGTCAGCAATTGAGTATGACCATTCTGCCAGCTCGCGCTCAGATGCTATTGTCTCGCTGTTGGTAGCGAACCCATTCAAAGCCGCCGCCGCGAAGTAGTCGCGCAGGGTCATGCCGGGCTCGTGGTGATCTAAGCTGTAAACGTAGCCTCCACAATCAGAATCATAATGCTTGGCCTTATGCGGAAAAGCCGCGCCGCCGTTGTCAATTTTTTTGCTCATAGTGTTGTTTGTTGTAATGGGTTAATCCGTTTAGCTCTGACCGCGTTTGTTTTGATCCGCAAGCCGTGGACCGTAGCGCCCCCAGCCGGGTTGCGAATCCCGTCCTGTGCAAAAATGACCACTTTCTGACCAATCCAGTTTTTTGTATCCGCGCCGAACGCCATAGCCAGAGACTTGCGGTTCGTAGCATTTAGAATCATTCGTTTCGGCTTGTCATTGAATCCGACCGAGAAAAAGGATTTCTTCTTGCCGTCCTGCATGACCTCGTTTTCGTGTTCGTAGATTCCGCTGATGACCAGCTCGATCTCGCCTAGTCCTAGGAAGTCCTCGGAGGCTAGGAATTTGTTGTCCAGTTTCATCTGGCTAACTTTGCCGTTAAATTGTTTTTCGCTCATCCTATTGTATTTCTTTTTTCGTGTTCTTCGTTGCGCTGTTCAATCCATTCTTCATCTTTAGCCGAAGTAATCAGTTCCTCGCCCCAGAAAAAGTAAAACCCGGTAAACCATAGCAAGCCCATTGTCGCAATGACGCCGGGTATGGCCATATGCGAAAATCCGTTCGTAGCGATTAGATACGTGACCAATCCGCTCAATACTGTCCCGCCAAAAAAGCGAGCCGCGATGCAATAGGCTTTATCGGCACGACTCCGTTTGTATTCTGATAATTTCATTGTAGTAGTTTTTCGATGTATTTAGACGGCGTAAGACCGCCCCGTTTGGTTTCGATTTGCTCCCAAGTTAGCCGGTGCAGGATAATGCTGCGAGCAATCTTGTTGCGTGCCTTTTTAATGCCAGGCTTGCGGCCTGACCCGATGCGTTTGCCGCCGCGTTGTTTGGTTTGGTTCATTGTGGTAAAATTATGCGCGTTGCAGCCGCGCCCCTGTTGTTTGAATTAAAATCTTTCAACTTCAACAAGCTCAACTGACTCAGTAGAGTTTTGCTGGTCTTCTGTAAGTGATTCCCAAAATTCGCGGCGAGCGGTTTTCTGGTCAGGAGCAGTGATTGTTTTTTCAATTTCATGCAATCCGGCGATTGCCACAAATGTATACGCTGCTGTGTCTGTGCGTCCAAGTGTTAATGTTTTCATATTGTGTTGGTGTTGGTTGACGGCGCAAATCTAGGCCAAGCAGTGATAAAAGTAAATATCTTTTTTCAACTGATTATATTTTCCCTTATTCTAAGCGGATTCCAAGGCGCAATTTTCCCGTGTAAAAACGTAAAAAACCGATCAGAACTGCAATTTTAATGCACGTTACCGGCCACAATCATGTGGTTATGCAGCATAAAATCTCCGTCCGCGCGCAGGTCTTGTATGGCAAATCCGTGCGTCCAGTTGTTGCTGATTGCGTATTCCGGCGATAGGTCGCAGAGACAGCCGGTAGTCCAGCAGCTCGTGACTTTTTTATCACCGGCGCTGATGATTCCGATTGCGTCGGTATAGTTTGAGTGCTGATGGAAATGGCCGCAGATGCTGGTCGTTCTAAGCCGATCATACAAGCGTTTTGCCGCGCAGACCGGACTAGCTAGGCCCCGCGGCAATTCGTGGCCGTGCAGGATCAGGAGCTTGCCGGATTTGATCACTTGCTTCGATTTGACTATCTTTATTTTAAGCTCGTCCAGTTTAAGTAGGGACTCCAAAGAACATTCTGGGACGCTAAGCAAAAGCGGTGCGTTACGTTTCAGATACGCTTCGAGCCGATCGTCATGGTTTCCGAATTTGAAAAACATCTCCGCTTTAGGAAATGCAGCGCGGATCATAGCAATGCCTTCACGGCACGCTTGCAGCTCACTTTGCAGGTCTCGGCGGCGTGGATCAGGTTCCCATCGTGAAACGCCGTAGTTCTCGATCGTGTCTCCGTTTAGAACGACTGTATCACACTTGGCCTTAACCCCGTATTCCAGCGCCGTAATAAGCGCCGCTTGGTCATGAAATGGAAAGTGGATGTCGGATAAGATCAGCACTTTGCGTTTCCCGCTGATGACTACTGGTTCCAGCACTTCCGCGGTCGATTTTGGCATAAGACCTTGCCATGGAGTTTTGCGAACAAATTTCTCAACCCGCGACCAGCTTCTTTTGTTTTTCATATTACCAGCCGAGCCACGAATGGCGCGGATCAGCGTCCGAGCGTTTTCAATATCAGGAAACACGGACGGGTTATCCTTGTGCAGCTTTTTTGCGGCCATGTGATTTGATATGTCCGGCATTTTCTCCAACAATTCCAAGGCAATTTCTTTTTTAGTCATACGGTTTCGATGTTTATCGTTTTGTTTTGTAGCTTGTCCCAAGCGGGAAAAAAAATGTTCTCAATAGCCCGAACGATCGGCTCCTCCTCGTATTTTTTAAGGTAGGAAATACCAGCGATGTGCAAAGCCGCGTGTAGCATTTCATGGCGCAGGGTGGCCGCGTATTCCTCGGCGTCATCAATGGAGCTGCTGATGACTATTTTGCGCTCATCAAAAAGCATCTGACCGTATTCGGCAATGTTGTCCCGGGTCACGGCAAAATCCATTCCGCCAATTTTCACCGTTAGCAAAACTGGCGTGGGGTTGTTCATGCGTTTGCGATTAAAACGTATGGAACCTTGTCTTGATTGTAGCGGTCCATGAGCATGTATGCCGTGCTGCGGAACGATTCCCATTGTGCCGGCGGTATCGTCTGACATCCCAGTGAGCTAGTCCCGTTCACGCCGCCTTTGTGAATGTTAATGGCGATTCCAAAACTAGGCTTGCCGCTGCGAGTGACGGGTAGTTCCTCGTTCGGTGTGGCTGGTCGAAACGCAGCGTAGCCGAGCGGTGATGCAATCTTGTGCTTGCCTTTTTTGTAAAGGTGAACTCCAGGCGACAACACGGCGACATCTGGTTTTTGTCGATCCGAGCAGCTTGGATCGGTGTTAGCGTTCCATGATCCGAAAAAATCAGGAGCAATGATAAATATTGCGTCGTCGTAAATTCCGCGGTCGTTTTTCCCAGCCTCTCCCATCGTGTCGCGGTAGTAGGCAGGGAAGCCGAGAAAAATAACCTGATATTTCTCGATTACCCACGTCGGCACCTTCGCAAGAATCTCATGCCGTTTTGCTTGTGGTCGGCTTGTTGGAATTATGCTCATAAAATCTGCGTAAAGATTTCTTGGTAAATCGTTTCGTCGCCGCTATCAAAATCAGGATCGTCGTCGTCCTGCATGGTTCGGATCATCACTTGTCGGCGATGATTTGAATCATGGGAATCACTTCCTTGTCCAAACTGAACGAGGTGCCGTCATGCTGAATGGTGCAGCTTGATAGGATTGTTGCTAGCAAAATGAATGCGAGGTGGTTGATTTTCATGGTAGTTTATTTTTTCAAGATTCGGTAAAGACTGGCTAGGCCGACGATCAGGCCGACGATTAGACCGCTGATTCGTAGCGAGTATTCGATATTTTCCTGCAATGACGTCACCACGCCCAGCATAGGCGTGATGGTCCCAATCGCGCTGTGGTAAAGGTCTTTGTTCATTTAGCGTCAGCGGCTTTGATTAGGCCAGCTCCGGCCACGACGGCAGCGAAAGCTGCGGCAAGGTCTGGGTTGTCGCCGGTCAGTAGCTGAATGGCTACGTTGGCGACTGTTGCGACGATTGTCAGTATTCCGAGTAGGGTGGTCTTCATGGTTCTGGCTGTGGTTCTGGTTTTGGTTCGATTTGTGGCTCTGGTTCTGGTTCTGGCTCTGGCTCTGGTTCTGGCTGTGGTTCTGGCTCTGGTTCTGGTTCTGGCTCTGGTTCTGGCTGTGGTTCTGGCTCTGGCTCAGGCTGTGGTTCTGGTTTTGGTTCGATTTGTGGTTCTGGCTCTGGTTCTGGCTCTGGTTTGACTTGAACTAATCCGTTTACGATTTGAAGTTTGCGCATTGCGCCGATCTCAGCCACGACATCCACCCCGCATCGGAGCGCAAGTTCGTTGAGCAGTTCGGCGCTGGCTTTGTGATTCTCGAAAACGGCTTGTAACTTTTCCGTGCCGATCTCGGCAAACATGTCGTTCAGGCGGTCGTCTGGCAAAGACCAAAAAAACTGCCTTGATTTATTCAAGGCATGGACTGCCGCGATGATGTTATAGATGACCGGATGCAAGGTCGAATTGACTTTCTCCACGTCCTTCTGTGCTTGGCTTTTGTTTGTTAGGTCGATCATAGATTTGTCGTTAGATTCCGAGCCGTCCGCGCCCGTGATTAAATAAACTGGTTATGTTGTCATTTGTCAATGCTTTATCAAAAATGGCTATGTTGGCAATGCTGCCCTGCATATACCATCCGGCAGGAAATGACACATATGATCCGATTCTAGCAAGCGGTGATGCAGGTGACGCCGTTGTTGCTGGAACTGTGTAGGTAAACGTCAGGGTTTGTTGTACGCCGTTAATAAACAATTTCAGCCTGTTTGCATTGCCCGTTTGCGTGCCGTCAAAAACCAAAGCGTAATGAAAATAGCCAGCCGGGATTGTGTAGATGACCGTGCCGCTGCCATCTGCGTTATTATTGATTTGGCTTAAAAGCGTTGTTGCGGTTGTTGCCACAAAAATATCTGTTGTGAATGCACTAGTCGCGCCATACGTAAATGGCGCACGCTGTCCTGCGGTGGTTTTGATAAATGCCGAGCAGCTGAAACCAGATTTGCCGCTGAGTTTTGTGCCACTTGCAATGGATGCAAGATCAATGTATTGACTTGATGCCGACGCAAAAACAAATGCGCCGCCATCTGTCGTGGTAAATGTCACGCCGTTCGTCAGTGTGCCGCCATTGCCTGCGCCGCCTATGTCCGTTACTGTCGTGCCTGTGCCGGGATAACACGCCGCCACGCTAGCGTCATACCAAGCCAGCGGCAACAACTGGGCCGGACTGAATGCCGCGCCGCACAAGATCATGTTTCTAGCAGCAAACATTAGGCGGTGTAGTTTTGGATGATCGACCCAGTCCACGCCGAGCCGTCGGCGATGAACGATGCAAGGTCGAATTTTGATGCCGTCGTGGTAATGGTCGGAGCGGTCCCGCCTGGCCATTTTACGCTGGTAAATGTGCCGGTGAATCCTCCTGCGCCAGTTAGGATTTTTAAAATAAAAGATTGCCCAGCCGTTGCGGTCGGCATGGTGAAAGTGCAGTTGCCTGTCAGTGTTACGGTTTGGAATGTTCCAGTTGCAAGCGATATGGTTACGGCTGTGCCGCTGTTTCCGATTGCGACCGTGGCTTCGGTGTAGCCGGTCAGTGTCGGATTGGTGCCAAACATTGCCGCGCCCGTTCCGGTTTCATCCGTCAACGCCGCTGCTAGGTTCGCGCTGGTCGGAGTTGCTAGGAATGCTGCGACGTTTGTTCCGAGTCCGCTGATTCCGGTCGTGACGGGCAGTCCTGTGCAGTTTGTTAGCGTGCCGGTCAATGGCGTTCCGAGCGCGCCGCCGTCATAAATAAGCGTCACGGCGCTGCCTGTGCCGTTCTTGAACTGTGGCGCTCCTGTCGTGCTTGAGAACCATGCAGACCGTCCAGCGGCAATCGTCGGCGTTGTGCCGTTTTTGGTCAAGAAATGCCCAGCCTCGGATGTGCCGGGATTGCTGAAAAAATGTCCCGTGCTTGTCGTGTTGACGGTTATGCTGATGTTACCAGCCGATGCGCCCCATGTGAGAACTGCCGTGCCTGCGCTGTTCTTAAGGGATGCGCCTGCTGTTGCGTCGTATGCGGCAAAATTCCAAGCCTTGACGGATGCGCTAGAGTCTTGTACTTCAATGTTGGCATTTACCCCCTGCGTGTAAATGGTTGCGTTTGCCCCATCTGTGTAAATATACGCGTTAGTTCCACTCGTATAAATTACGCCGCCTGTTGCGGTAGTGTATAAAGCACCGGCGAGAATATCTCCAAATGCAGCTCCGCCGGATGCGTCACGACGGACGATTGCGTTAGCTGTCGCAACCGATGTCGGCGTTTCCCACTCTGTGGCGTAATCGGTCGAGCTGGTTTTTTTTAAGATGTTGTTTGCGACTCCACCTGCTGCTAATCCGGCTCCGTTGGTGCCGTTTGTGCCGTCCTGAGCTTCGACAAGTGTAATCGTCACGGCTTCTTCGTTGAGCGTGGCGCTGACAACCACGTCTGGATCGTTCTCGGCAACTGTAAGTGTGATTGTGTCCATGTTAGGTGCGCGTCGGATCGTTCAGAATTTCAAGCGTTCCTGCTAAGTAGGTTTTAATCTTGCCAGCGACGGATGTGGTTTCGATGCTCCAATACCAAGCGCCGACCGCTAACGTCATCGGAGTGATTGCCGTCACGGTAAAATCATAGAGATTCGCATCGTTGATTACGATTCCGGATGTGCTTGTTAGGGACAAGCCAAGATTGCCGTCTGTGTCTCGAAACATCATTCGGACACTAGCAAGGTTGCTGTCAAAAATCGTGCCTGTTGACGAATAGACGCACGACAAGCCATTCCAGGTGTCGCCGTAAACAACGGGTGTTAGATTAAATTTGCCGGGTCTCATGTGGATTTGCCTAGAACGGTAACGGTTGTGTTGGTTCCTGCCGCTGTGGATGTGATCACAAGGTCGGCGGTCAATAGCGTTCCAGTTATGCCGCTGCTGTTCCAGAATTTAGACGGCGTGGTTAGAACTTGCGTGCCGTTGCCGGCCGTAGCTGATCCGCTTGTGTTGTTGATTTCCAGCGAATAAAGCGTTGCCATGCTGATTAAAGTGACGCCTTCAAAATCCTTGCCGTCTCCGTCTGTAATGCGCACGCCGGATGATACTACGCCAGCAGTCGTGTTTGCGCTTGTTGCAGCCGCGGTGATTCCAAGTCCAGCCGGAATGGCAAGATTTGTGTTAGCTTCGTTTGCGTATTTATAGCCGTTCGCATCCGACTTGCGCGTGATGATAATGTTTGCTCCTGAGCTTGTCACGGTCCAGACGGCTGCGATTGCGGTGTTTGCCGCTAATCCTGCTGCAAGTGCCGCTGCGACAAGCGTGGCGGTGTTGCTGGCCGTTGTAAGTGGGACAACTACGGTTAGAGGTGATCCGGTTGTGGCGGTCGAAGTAAATATCAGCGAACAGTTGCCGTTTGATGTTGCTCCAGATGCCGCGACAACCGTAGCCGTTTCAACCTGCGCCGTCCCAGCCACGTATGCAGCCGATCCGGTCGCTACGCCTGATTGCAGGTCGATCGTTGCGGTTCCACCTGACGCGACAAATTCGATTCCGATTGCGTAACCGATGTCTGCTGTTGTAAATTGGACTGCTGTTTGACTTGCGCCAATTTGAACAATTCCCGTGACAAGTGCTGACGTTGCCTGTCCTTGGCAGTTGCTCCCCGTAATCGTTTGTGCCGCTGAAATTGCCATGTCGTCATTTTATGTTAGATTTTGCTTAAGTCAAACTATTCAATGCAAGAACTGATGCGGCCAAATTGTTGTTGATTCCGGATTGTTTGTAACAATTTTTGCGCAATTCAAAACGCGCCACCATTCCATTAAATAAGGCCGCACGTTGCTTTCGCTGCGGTCTAGGTCGTATTGCATTTCATCGCTGGTTTGCGGAATAGCCCTGTCGCCGATAAAAGAAATTACAGATTGCCGGTTTTTGTCGCATAGCGTAGCGACTTTTCCTGTTGTGATCGCTAGCTCATTATCTAGCTTTTGATAGAAAAGCACGTCCGGAATAGTGTCTCCAAAGTGTGAACGATAAATAACGCCAAGCTCTAACGGCTCTTGCTGTGGCAATTGCATCGCCGAAAATATCATGTGGACGTTTTCGCGGTATCGGCTTTGGTCAATTTTTAGATCAAGTAAGAATCCATAGCGATTCCCCGCTTCTGAATTTGTCATTTTTAAGCCTGGAATACCGTTAGGAAAAACGCTTTCAAAATAGCACGGACATTCCGGCCCATTTGCCCAGTCGATATCCGGCACGACACTTGCAGACATGCATTTTGCCAGCATTAAAACACGCGATCCCAATCCGTTTAATAATGCCACTTTCATTTTAAGCAATGTATGTAACCGTGTCGGAATCTAGTTGACCAATAGCAGATGGTTTTGTGTCGGTTGATTCAAACCTGCCAATGTAATCTCCGTTGCGAAAAACTAAAAAGTGATACGAAACGTGCGATATTGTGCCACCTGAAATGTGATCGACATTAACGCGCAGGTCTAGGTTGCCACCTCGATGTCTTAGGTAAATGTGACTTCCTGCAAGGTGATACTCAAGGTGCGCGGTATTTCCTCCAGTAGAAGGAGAATAATAAGCGATTTTATACCAAAACTCTCCATTGTACCGATTAATTGGATCAGGATTAAATGATACGTAGTCGGAAGCACTAACCTCAAGTGTGCGAGCTGTTACCACGCCATCAGGACTAATGACGCATTTGATGTAAATAAATTGGCCTTCTGTAATTGATACTTCGGTTCTATCGCCGCCCAACGTGCCTATGCCGGTCGGGTAATAAACATTCATGCAATCCGTGTTATTAATACCTCCTTCAGTATCAACGACAAATCCATCTGTAATTACAAACTTGTCTTCTGCAATTAAGATCGGCCAAAAAGGTGGAATTGTATCTCCAGTCTTTGAAATCGACGGATCAATCGTGCCGCGATTTTTTAGACGCTCGAGCGCAGTTCGGATTTGATTTGCCCATGCCGCCGTGACTGGTTGCCCAGCCCGAGTTATTGGAGGCAAAACAATCGGTATGTTAGTTGGTCGTCCCATTATGGTTTGGTGTATAAAGTCGCGTCCCACTCCTGACCAGGCGGAGACATGGTCCATGTGATTGCGTATTCGCTAGTTGTTTCCGTGCCTTGCTTTGTCTGGCTGTCAGATATGCTTGATAACTTCCAGTTGCGTCCAGCAATAACCGGCGGATCTCCGTCTGGGTTCGGATCAATCCATCCGAGATAGTCCAGATAAATCTGATCGACTCCGCCTTGATTGGTTGCGCTGTGGGTCCATTCGACCTGTGATGTCTCCCACGTTTCGCGCTTGTCCCTAACAATGATCTTAAACCATTTTATAGAGTCTTCGTTAGTAATTGTTCCTACTTCTGTGCCTAACAGATTTTTAATGTAATAGGTGTTAACTGTGGAATTTTTATCATCTCTTGCATACTTACCACTAAGGCACCCGCTAATCAAAAACTTGTCAACTTCCGCTACGTTTGCGACGTATTCCGGATGCGTCATAATAGGCGCTTCTGATAGGGTCGCATTGTATGCGTATGTCCCGCTGTCGTCGTTTTTGTCAAACTCCCAATCGGCTGAGTATCCGGTGTAATTGACTAGAATTTTAGTTAATCCGCCTGGCTCATGTTCATGGCTAACTGAATCGACCGTCAGGAAATTCCACTTTGCCGATAGGTTCGGATAAAGCGCGGTGACAGACTGGCCTTTTTGGAATGCCGTCTGAATCGGCGTGGAATCAAAATCAAATTTGCGACAAGTAAATGTCTGCGTGCCTGACCATTTTCCCTTGTCGTCAAATCCGGCTTTGAAATCTGGGCCGGGTATCCATGTGTAAGGCTGTATTCCGTAGATGTTAGTTATGCTGCTCATTGAAACGCTGCGCCTCCTTCCTCGCGATAAATTTGCTCCATGATTTTCAGCGTGCTTTGTTGCACGTTGAGACTGTCAATCAAAGGCTTTACGATGTCGCTGGTGAAATTTGTTTTTGGATTATTTGCGGATGTTGTCGATTTGAACATGCTCATTAAATCGTCGCCAGTTGATCTGGGCGAAACGTATTTAAGCAACTTCGGGTCGATCGGCTCAATCAAGCCGCTTTCTTTTTGCGCTTTGCTCATCAACTGACCCAGCGCCGTTCCTTCAAAGAATTTAGTCAATCCACTTGCTATTGATTCGCCCAATGCGCTGCCAAGCTCATCAATTTTATTTGTAAGCCATGTCCATATCTCTTTGATTGACGCTTCAAATCCGATGTCGCCGTAATGACTAAAAAGCGTTTTAACGGACTCTCCAAATTTTTGCAATGATTCTCCAGCTTTGCCAATTTCGTCAAAGATTTTTTGCAATTGAACTGCTGCTGTTTCGCCTATATCGGCTCCAAAAATTCCTACCAATAGATTTCTGAACAGTTTCATTTTGACCAAATCCATCATTCCGATTACGTCGCCAAGATGCTCAAATCCTTTTGCTTGTTCAATTGTCATCTTGCCAAACTCGCCCAAATCTTTACCGGCCTGTTCCATTGTGGCTGGAAAATTATCACGAAATGCTTGTAATAATCTTTGTCCGCTTTTTCCAAAAAGAGTTTGTAGGATTTGTTCAATATATGGAGCTGTGACAGGATCGTTAAGCGCGTTGAAAATAGCTTCGATTTGATCAACTGGCTTCAAGTTCATTATATCCGATACTGCAATGCCCAGCTTGTCAAATACTTCTAAGATCGGACCTTTAGTTCCGCTTACAGCTTCGTCCTTTGCATCGGCAATTGCTTTTTGTAACGTGTAAATTGTTTTGCCAGTGTCAACGCTTTCAATCCCAGCTAATCTAAAAGCCTCTTGTAGTAATTGCAGTTTCTCAATAGACTCTCCGGTTTTGGTTGATAAATCTACAAGGTCGCCGGTGTAATCCATAAACATGCCTGGAACTGTCGCTAATTGCTGTACAAGTGATCCTAGAATATCCGTTCCAATTTCTCCCACTTTCCGAGCTGCGCCGATGCCGACCTCTTTGGAAAACTTGCCAAACATCCCGCCGATGTTTTTCAATCCGCCCTTTACGGCGCTCCCGTCAAATCCTACTTTAACTGTGGTATCAATCGACATAATCCAATTCCTTCCTTGCTAACATTTCAAATTTATCTTCCAGCTCCGGGCTGATCTCCATTTGACTTATCCACCTGTAGCGATTGCCCAGCGAGATTCCGTTTGCCATCATGATTTGTAACAGTTTACTCATGTCCATTTCCCAAATTAAGTAATCCGATGCTAAGTTATGTTTAAACGCAAATAGTTCGACCGATGCTAGCCAGTGTGGGTTTGCGCTTGGCGCTCCTGCTTTCCCGTTTCCTCGCTTTCTGCTCCGCTTAGTCTAACCGATGTGATCCGTTCGACAAGCCCCTCGATGACGGCCGGCAACTGTTCTTCCCAGTCCAGCATAAAATCCATGACGGACTTGTGACGGTCGGCTCTGTTCATTTTGCGCAACTGGCCGATCAGGTCTTGATCGGCATAGCAAACTAAAGCCACCTCGTGCATGGCGTGCGCCTGTGACTGGTCGGCCTCGATGTCGGAAAATAAAACATTGCCCCAAGTCTTCAGTAGCTCATAACGACCAGCCGATAAAACAAGCTCTCTGCCGTTTAGAATTAGCGGATCTCCGGTCCATGCGTTTGCCAATATGTTGTGTCTGTTTTTCATCCTTGTAGTCTGCTTAAAAATTCGTTTCTGACGGTCTTAGAGAGCTTTGTGTCAATCAATGCGGATCCACTCTCGGTTTGCATGAAAACGCTTCTCCGTGCATTGTGGAACAAATCCAAGCACGTCTTGCGGTTTGCGACAAAAGCCAAAATGTAGCTTTCCGGATTTGATGGTAGCGCGCTGACAAATGATGGAATGTCTGAGATTCCGCGCAGACCTGGCAAAGCGATTCCTTTTTTGCTTAGATAGTCCACCGCGTAATCCAGCCATTCGCCGATCGACATGGACGGCGCTGGTCGGCCGGAAATGAACTTGCAGATTTCGGCAAATGGGTGGCTGTCGATTAGGCTCCTTGCGCCCGTCCAATGATCAACGCAAGCCTGTGACGTGTGCTTTCCATCGTCGCTTGCCGGTTCCAATGCAAAGCGTGCATAAACTCTTTCGCTTGTTTCGCTGCTGATAAGATTGACCGGCGAATCCTTTTTAAGCGGGATTGCACAAGCCATAAGAGCGCTGACCAGATTGATGTCGCCCGATTGTGTTGCGTTGTTGCCGTTGTAATTTTCCATTTTCTTGTAAAGGTTAGGTCAATGCGACTACGGTCCCGGCCGCCACGAATGGCAGGTAAACGCCGCTCATTGATCCTTCTTCGAATCCTGTTGCGGTCGGCTTAATGCTGTTGCCAGTGATGATGATGCTTGCTCCGGTTGCCGAGGCGATGCTGTCGCCAAGTCCTTCGTTAAGTCTGGTTCGGCTGTTGCTGGTTGTGTTGGCCAAAGTGATGACGCTGCCGATGTGATCGACCAGTCCAGTCCCTTTGGTTTTGATGATGCCGTCAACGCTGATGTCTTTTTTTGGATTGTAAACGGCAAGTCCGACGTCGCAGCCGATGTGATCCGGTGCCATGACGGTTTCACTAGTTCCGTCAAAACTGACAGATCCAACAAAAAGCCCGGTTGCTGTCGCATCATCCGCTAGTCCAAATTGTGCCGTGCCGTAAACTGTTGCTAAACTCATCGTAGTAGTGGTTGTTGATTTGAGAGACTGGCTGTGATCGTTAAATCGAATGTGTCAATCCTGCGCTCGTCTCTAACAGAAATGATACCAGAACTTGTTAGATTGTCAAATACCTGCAAATTGTTAGACGCGCTCATGTAATCGATTGACATTCTATTTGCTAAAATCTCATAAAGCGCCTGGCTCATTTCCTGACTGGTTGCGTAGGTGGTGCCGTGCGATGCCGATTCCTCCGGCACGGTGTGCAGCTCGGCGGTTAGTGATACTTCCATGACGCCGAATAGCCTGACTCCGTTTTGCTCAACCATCGTCGATCCTTGGTCGATGATTACGATCAGCGGCAAAACCACGTCATCGGTTTCTCCGTTTAGAACTACTTGCACGCCGTCGAGAACGTCGTAGGCGCGCGCTTGGTCTTCGATCCATGTCTTAAGAGCTTGTTTTACTTGGTTCATTTCTTGCTGGTTTTGAGTGCTTTCTTATACCATTTGACGGTATTTTTCAGGGCCAGATTGACCGATTCACTAATAGCAGTTTTTTTCAAAACGTATTGATCCGCGACGTAATCGACCGTAGATGTGACTTTTGCGGACGGACTGAATCCGTTTTGCGCTGCGACGGCTTTGCCCAGGCTTGCCCATTTCTGAGCATATCCAAGATAGTTCTTGCCGATGTTGATCCGGCTGGTTCCTTTTTGTTTGCTGGCAATTTGCATCGCCGCGCCCAGCCATGATCCTTTAGCTTTGCCGACGCTGACAGATTTCATTTTGATAGCCTTGCGGAAATTTGTTAGGCTGACCGATTTGCGGCCAGATTTAAGTCGTCTTACTCTTGCGTGTCGGTCTTTGCGGTTCTCGTCGATCCAATCAACGCATTCTTGCGCTGTTTGCAGGTCCAGCTTTTTGCTTGCGCGCGGCAATATATTAACAACTTTTTGCGCGTCGGCTGTAATTGCTTGTATTTGCTTTTTTTTAGTTCCTGATTTGCCTTTTATTTCAGTGTAAAAAGCAAGCTCTCGTGCTGATTGAACTCCCCACCTAGTGACGGCCTGAGCTGAGTTCTCCCCAAACATCTTGCTGTATTTTTTCAGCGACGCTTCTAGCTTGGCGGTGTCGTTTTTCATTACCAGCTTCATGCCCGTTCTCGATCTTTCAAGGAAATTGAAACAAACGATGCGCCGATATTTACGCTGTCAACGCGCAAGGATAGGCCGCGCGCCGTTGCTAGTTTGCCGACATAATACAAGCCGGATTGTGTATAGGACGCATCCCAGTCTGATCGGCGGACGACGCAATCAAGCGCAATGTCCGTGTCCATTCCGATCTCGGCAAACTCTCGCGTGCTTCTGGTATCGTTCATCACGGCATTGACCGCGGTGCCGCCGTTGACCGTCAAAGGTTCGTTTCCGATTACTGCAAAGGCATTCTCGGATGCGGATGACAGAAACGATGTGAGAGCGCTCATGATTAAACTCTAACAGATTCGGGGGCCGCTGTCAATGCGGCGTCATGCCGGTAAGTGCAAAGCGTTTTGTCAATGTGCAGCGATGTTTTAATTCTTGCCCGAGCTTGTCTAGACCAGATAATATCCTCGCCGTAATTAGATTCTCCAAACTGGCAGGTTTTGACTAGTTCCCGTTTCCATACGCAAACATGCCACGGCGCTCGAAGCGTAATTCCGTTAGGCTGAAAAGGCTCATCGCAATTATTCAGACCAAAAATGACTTTGGAAAATGCGCCGTTGTAATAGCTGTTTTGCTCAAATGTAATTACGTCTGGGCCTTGCTGAATTGCCAACAAGATTTCCGATACGTAATCCGGTTCAATGTCGTCGTCATCGTCCACAAATGCAATGTATTCGCCTCGTGCAATGTCTAACAAAGACTGCCGTTTTGCGCCGATTGTTCGCGTGCGGTTGTCAGCAAACGACAAATGCTCAACTGCTAAATCATTGCTTTGTTTTGCAATCTTTTCGGACAGCTTTGAGAGTTGCTCTTTTCGGCTTGTAATCGTCGGGGTCAGGATGCTGAGTTGTATGTGCATATTTTCTAAAGATTAAGTCGTAATTCGTTCTGTATTTATCGTGGTTAACCGGTCGTGGTGTGTCTCCTTTTCCTGCGCTCATTTCCTTTTCCAGTAGTTGTTGTGCGTGATAAGCTCCCATGCGTTAGCGTCGGAATGCTCCTTGACCGCTTTTGCCACTTCGCCCCAGGTCCAGTCATGGCCGGAAAAAATACCGTCTGGTTTAACTTTTGGATACCATGCCGCTAGGTCTTTAACAACCGAATTATAATCGTGCGCGGCGTCAATCCAGATGCCGTTGATTGATCCATTTTCAAATTGCAATGCTGCCTCTGCGCTGTCTTGGCAAATGGCGGTAATCATGCCGTCCACTTTGGCCACTTTGATGTTGTCCAGAAATTGATTCAAAATGCTTCCACCATGATCGGCGACAATTGCCACATGTGCAGGTTGGTTTTTTTCTCCTTCCCACGTATCAACGCAAATGATTTTGACATTGTTTTTTTCTAAATCCTGCAAGCGTTGCGCAAGGTAGATAATCGACTTACCAAGCCACGATCCAACTTCAACAAACGTGTCTCCGTCTTTCAATGCCCTTGCAACATTGTCGTAATGGTCGCGGTAGTCTAGCCATCCGTGGAAGTCTTCGCTAACTGCGATTCCTTGTTCAAATCGTCGCATGGTTCCTTTTCCCATAATGTAACGGTAATCTTCGTTAGACCTAGCATAGATTGCATCCATTTCACCTTTTCCAAAAATAGGATGCAAATGTTCAAAAATAGTATCTCTAGCTTCAATAACAACTCCGTCATCATATGCTTTTTTTGTAAAGTAATCGTCGCTGTAAACGCTGAAAAATTCAGGGTGGAACATAAAGCCCTGCTGCTGGTATCGCTTGCGGGTCAGAATAGCCATGCACAACAAGTTGTCCGTTCGATGCCCGTCGCTGATTGCTAGGACCTTTGACTCGCTAGTGTCACCGATTGCGTCGATGATAATCTGATCCCAATGCATCGGAGGATTCCAGTCATCGGAAAGCTGGATCAAGATTTCACCTTGCGCTTTCTCTGCCGCTGCGTTCCATGCCGCTACGCTTCCGGCGCTGCCATTTGTAACGACGTGGTTGTGGACCGCCAATAAAGCGCCGTGCATGTCGTCGCCGTCCAGTCCGAAAATGTGCTCAATTGCGTCGGGGTTTTTAGCTTTGTTAAACCATAGCCGCCGCGCTTCGACCGCTTGCTTGCATCGGCCCCGTGTGGCGTGGATCAGTGAGATTTTTTTGCCGCTGCGAATGAAATGGTTTGTTTCGATTGCGTCGGCTTGGTCGTAAAATCCATTTGCGCGCAATGCCATTCCGTGCAGTTGGTAGCCGAGATAGCCGCTGTATTTCCTGCGAACATTCCAGGCGCTCGATCCGCCGTCTTGAGCCAGCATTGCCGTTGTAATGGCCAGCGCGTCTTTGTTGCGTCCAAGTCCGATGTAGCAAAGGCAAAGCTCACCGTAGGCCTCCTTGCGCGCAGGATCGACCGATAGCGCTTGCAGGTTCATTTGCAATCTCATGTCCACGTTGTCGGACATTTGCCCGGCTGCGATGAAAAGCTCGTATTTCTCAGCCGTGCCGATTGTTGGATCATCGCTTTTTAGCAGGTCGCAAACGACATTTGCCGCGTCGTTAATTCTGCCGACTGCTCGAAGCGACTGGAACAAATGGAATCTATGCGAAGATGTCGGATTTTTAATGCTTTCCAAGATTCTCAAATTGCGCTCGTCGTTGCGCTCTCTTGTTCCTTCTGGCCGGTGCAAAATCACCGCGCCGTCCACGCTGGCTATTTTTGGATCTTCTGAAAATTGCAAAAACTCATGGATTGGCGATGTCCATGCGGCGTGCTTTTTGCGGATGATTCTTTCCCGTTGTACCGTAAGCTGATCTTCGGGAACGTGATAAGCAAACTGTATGCCGTCGAAATTGTTTGGCATTAAATCAATCGTTTCACGGATGCGCTTAATTGACTCAGGATCAATCACGTCGTCAGTGTCGGCCCACATGATAAGTTCATGCGCGGCGTTGTCAAAAGACTGCTGGCGAGCTGCTGCGAAGTTGTCAACGTGCGGCCAAGATGATTTACTTGTCTCGTTGAAATACTCAGGTGCGATTTTTGCTCCTAGTCGTTCTGCAATTTCAATCGTTCGGTCTGGCTCTTGATTGCCGATAGCTCGAACAATTACGATCTCATCAGCCAGCGGCTTGAAGGATTTAATAAAACGGGCAATGTAGTTTTCCACATTGCCCACGATGACGCATAAACTCAGCTTTTCATTTTTCATATTTTTTTAGTAAAGATTTTCGGGAGCCGCTATTTCTAACGGCTCCCGATGCTATGAACACAAACAGAAATCAGGTTGTCGGGGTCGTGAACAATTTCAAGGCACCAGTCACCGCGGCACTGTAGCCGTAGAGCATGTGCATGTTGGCGAAGTATTGGCCGGATGCGCGGGAGTAGTGGCGAGTGTAGAGAGCAGACAAGCCGCTTTCGTCGTCAACCATTTCCTCGATGGCGATGTAGTCTTCGGCCGGCAGGTATTGACCCAACGAGCGCGAAGCAAAGGCAATCGCTTCTTGGCCGCATGCAAATCCAACGATCGAAGCGGAGTTGCCTGGGATGATGTCGGACGAATAGACATTCATTCCGAACAGTCGGCCAAGGTCGCCGTCTTTGATTGCTTGATTGTCGCCGCGGTTGAAATAGTTCACAAGGTTGGTGTCACCCAGCAAAGCGCCTTCAATCACCATGTTTCCGATGAAGGAATACTCACCGCGCGCTCCTGCTTGGCGAAGCTGTTTGCGAGCTTCGATCAGTTGCGTTTTGGTGTAATTGGCCGATGCGGTTGTGATGATAGCCGATCCGAAGTTAGCGGTTGTCAGCAAGCTCCACATGTCTGCAAGCACGGTTGCGCCCATCGACTTGCCGAGTTGGTAAGCCCACTTGTCCCAGCGTCCTGCGTTGCTGGATTCGGCAAGTTGTTGATGCGTAAGGCTCACTGGTGTGATCTTGCGCTTGTCGAGAGTGACGGTGATCGCTGATAGCAATCCGCCGGTCTGCTCCATAACAGTCGCGGACTGCGTGAAAGTCGTGGTCGTGGCGGCTCCGAAAAGAGGAACTACAACGGCGCTGCCTTGTGTGTTCACGTCAGAACTGATGTCAGTTGCAAACGCGCGGATTGGGGTGAGCATTTCGACAAGTTGCTGGAAAGCGGTTTGTGCGAAAATAGTGTCGTTGAATACAGTAGCCATGTTGGTTTAGTTAGTTGAGTTGTTGATTGTTGAAAATTTACTTGGTCAGTTGGGCCTGAATTTCTTTCTTATGCTTTTTGACGTAAGATGTTTTTTCAGCCGGTGAAAGGTTTTTAATGTGCTCGATGTGGTCGAACGATTGTGATCCGTTTTCGATGTCGAGCGGTTTGACGATTCCAGCCGATGCGGCAAGTGCTACGGCCTGCAATGGGATTGATGTTTCAAGCTCGGTCACCTTGGCTTGTAGTGCATCAATGTCTAACTTGGCTTGGGCGATTGCCAGATCCTTTTCAGTCACGGCGTTTTCGGCTGTGGCTAGATCAATCTTCACAAGCGCCAATTCGGAAATGGCATTTTTGGCTTCAAGCAATTCGGCTTGATGCGCGCCAAGTTCGCTTTCGTGATTGGCAATGATGTTTTCAAGAGCGCTGATTTTTTCAATCGACTCTTGCGCGGATGGATTTGTTAGACGGTCGAGCAAGCTCATGCCGGAAACTCTAACAGAATTTGTTAGATTGTCAATCATCCGGTTTGCAAAGCCTAGATCAATGCATTTTTCGGCGTTCATCCATGTTTCATCCTTCATCATTTCGCGGATATCATCGACTGGCTTGCCTGTGCGCGCTGCGTAAATTGCCGCAATTTCTGAACTAAGTTCTTCGCACATGTTTGCCGCTTTGGATAGTTCTTTAGCATTTCCAAATAGACCCATGCTGACATCGTGAATCATCATCCGACCAGTTGGCAGCATGATAATTTCATCGCAAGCCATGCACATGACGCTTGCCATTGACGCGGCAAGACTGACCGTAGCTGTGACGTAAACGCCTTTTGCTCGGAGCTGCATGATCTTCGAATGGATCAGGTAGCCGTCAAATACGTTTCCGCCTGGTGAATGCACATTGATGTTCAACGTGTCCACGGGTGTTTCCATGCTGTTTGTGAATCGACCTTCCGCGTCAACAATGTTGAAAGCGTAATCAATCTCGCTCATCAGTTGCCGACGTGAATATTCGTCAATCTGATCGTCTAATGTAAGCGACGCCGCCTTGTTTTCAATCGTTAAGAATTTCATCCTCTTTGTATGTTTGGTTTGATTTGTCGTCCATCGGCTCAGGCTCTCTCATTTCGTTTGGAGTTAGCATGGCCATTTCTCTTTCCTCGATCTCGATTTCATAACCGGATTCTTTAGATACTTCTTCGGCAACTCTGGCCGCAATCACTTTGCGCATTGCGACGCTGTGCGCGCGTTTTGTGTAAAATTCTTCTTCGGTCATGCCGCGCGCCTCCGTGATCTCGGCGGTGTTGCGTAGTCCTGCGCGCCATTCGTTGACCTCCATAGAGCTTTCTCGGCCATCGTCAACCGATAGTCTTGGCGGTGTCGAGAACGTCCAAGCAAACGGATGGTCCAGCAAAGGCACGCGGTTTGCTTCTTGAAAGCATGAATAGGCCCAGCTGAAAGCGTTCAGGGCCGCGCGTTTCAATAGCCGCTGACGTTGCGCAACAAAGCGCCGACATTTGACGATCTCGGCCCGTGAATCCGTGCCTTGTCCTGCGCCCTTCCAAATCTGATAGGACCAGACTGGAGTTAAGCTCATCCGAATCATGCGGTCTTGGAAGTTCTCCCAAATCTCGCCGGGTGTTTCGTGTTTGACTTGCTCGATCTTGTCGCCGCTGCCTGACTGCATGTAAACGATACCAGGAGCGGGATTGTTTAGGACGAATCCGCCGTCAACGCCGGTGCCGTAAATCGTTGACGGGTCGTCTAAGTCAGGGCCGCCGGTGTCGTTAAAAACAGTCAGGTGCAAACGCGATACGATTTGTTGCCGGATGCGCTCGTCCTCGGTTGCGGCAAGGCAAGCGGTGATGTCGAGCAAGGCGTGGGCAAATGCTGGGACGCCGCGAGATTGATCGCAGAAGTCCGGATCGTAGATGTGGATTACGTTTGCCGCATCAATGTCAATGAAGGTTGTCATGTTCTCACCGGTCAGAATGCGGTAGGCTGCTGGCCGTCCGTTGTAATACTGAATCACCCCGTCGTTGATCTTGTAGCCTTTGTATGCTCCGGTGCTGACGGTTCGGTAGTCTCCGCAATTTCCGACCCGATGCGCTGGGACGATTTGCAACTTAGGAAAGCCATCGTTTGATTTTACTTTGACCCAGAAAATGTCGCCGTCGCGATCCAGCGCGATGCTGGTCAGCTCTAGCAATTTGTGCCAATCAAAGACGCCGCCGCGTTCGGTGCAGTTCGGATACCATGCCTTGCGCATGAATGTCGCGATTGTCTTGCCGTCTGCAAAATCCGATTCGCCGACATAGGCTGGAAGGAATGCATCACCTACTGAATAGTCTGCTTTCTGATCGACCGCGCCCTTGATGACGCCTACGTTACTGTAAAGCCTCGATGACAAGCTACGCAAGCGCACGTTGTCCAACGGACTAACCAGCTTGTCAAAGTCGGCATTTTTGATCGGATATACAACGCCTCGAGCGCGGTTGTATTCTGCCGCGTGCATGTAGCGCTGCGGAGCGTATGGCTGGCCGTATTCGTTTAGGATAGACATAATTAGAAAACGGTTGTCGAAGTTGACCGCAAAGCGCCGCCATTATCATCGAATCGTAAAATGATGGACAGCATAGCCAAGCGCTGATCCTGTGTCATACCCTTGCCGTCCGCGACAAAGCTGTTTCCATTGCTGTTGCCTTGAATGATTTTCATTCCGGCGCTTGGATCGCTGGCAATTAAGAGCGCCAATGATGCAGCTTCGGCTCGGATTTGTGCAAGCGCTTGCTCGTTGTTTTTTAGGATGTTGTAAATCCTGCGCGCTTGGTCATAGACGGCCATGCCGAATATGTTAGACCCACTCTAACAGATTGTCAATTTTCAGCAAATTCTAAACTTCTGCCAATCGTTGCATTATTCATCGCCGCCTTCGAATAGCCGATAGATGCACGCGACCCCAACTTGATAAACTAGGCAATCCCAAAGGTGATTCTCTTTGCTTTTTGTTACCCAGATGCTTTCCTCTTGGCCCGTCTTGCGTTGTTTGCTCATCTCTCGCCGTTCTGCTCGGACGTGCTTTTTGAATGCCGGTGATACGTCGCTTGGAACTTCAAAGCGCGCGCCGTCGCCTGACAGTAACCGGCTGGCAATGTCTTTGACTGGATTTGTCGCGATAAAAACAAACTGCACAATGGCGCCCGATGTCGATCTTGCTCGTGTAGTTTTAGAAAACAATCGTTCAATTTTTTTCCCTTGTTTGTTGACGTGCGTATAGCTCCGCCTAATTCCGTCCCCTTTGATTCCGCGCCATCCGTGCTTGGCTAGCAGGTTAAACACTCGCGGCTGGTCGTAGCCGATGTCCAGCCAGACGTCATACGGTTTGATTTTGTAGCGTTCTTGGATCTCGCAGATTCCGATTTCATCAGCGCCGTCTCCTTGAATAAATCCTTCCCATAGAATTTTAGATCCACCGCCAGCCGTCCATGATTGAACGATTGCCCAGAAATGGAAGCCTTGCACGTCAACAGTCATGAATCGCGCTGGTCGAGCGTGTTCACCCATGCCGATGATTGTTTCTCCTTCGATGGTATCGGCAAACTCGTTTTCCATCTTTGAATAGGCGCCGACCTCGATCTCCTTGTGATCGTCGGCTAGGTCTTCGGCCCAGAACTTAGCGCGGCGCTTTTGCCACCATTGCCGGAAATTATCAACGACGCCGGATTTCAACATCCTGCGCGCTTCAAGGAATCCCAGAACTTCCGCGGACCACGGTATCCACCATACCGCAAGGGAATCGACATGGAATCCACGGATTCCGTCCAGCCCGGTGTTGGTTTTCAAATATCCGCCGTTGCCATTTTTGATGTTTGATGATGCAAGCTCCCGCCGGATTGATACGGTGTCGGCAAACGTTGCTCGGCAATTTTTGCATTCCATCTTAGCCGTCCTGCTGCTGGCCTGTTCGTCCACATGATCGTCAACGGTGATAAGATCAAATCGTAGAAAGTCCCATGAATAGGCTTGCTCGGTTTTGCAGCTTTTGCATTTCCATCCAAATTCTGACATGTCGGATTTCTTCCATTCTTGATCCAGCTCCGATCCTTCAAAGCCGCCTTGTGAAACGAGATAGACCTTTCGGTTCCATCGGTTGTGGTGCCGCGCCATGAACTCCCTGACAAGTCCATGATTCCACCGCCATACCTCGTCGCCGTATAGCCAGCGGCAAGATTTTTCTTGGAAGTTGGAAAGGTTTGCGCCGCCGAGGACCAGCGCCATGTGGGAAAAAATGATTTCCATTTTACGCGCGCTGCTCCGGTCGTCTGGGAATAGTGCCGCGCATGGTTCGCAGGATTTCAGCGTGGGTAACAATCGCGTCTCGGCCCAGAACTTGGCGTCGGTGTCAGTCTGGGATGCGTAGAGAAAATTGCCGGGGTTTTCCGATACGACAAATGGAATCAGCGCCTCGGCCAGCGTGGTTTTTCCGCTGCCGGTCGGAGCAATCACGACGACTTGCCGCGTGTCGTAGTCTGCCGCGCATTCTAACGGAGCTTGCCACCACGGAGTTTGAGAGCAATCGAAAGAATTTGAGCGCTCACTGTTCTGAATTTTCACGTATTGCTCGGCCCATTTCCACGGGTGTAGCTTGGTTGGCGGTCTGAATCCAAGGCAGCTAAATTTGATCGTGGCGCTCATTGGTAAAGTTTGTGCTGGGCGTTGCTCAGATTGGTTAGAATCCGCGTCATTTCTTCATGGATTATGCTTTGAATCTTGGCTGCGGTCAGTCCTTCTAGGCGTGGTGAAAAGTCGTTGCTGAACTTCAGCAGCTCAGACCTGGCCGCCGATGCAATCCGGATCATGTCTTCTTTGACTTCGCCGGCCGGCAATAGTTCGCGCGTCTGCATTCTGACCTGCAATCCGACTTTTAACGCTTTTAGCTTCTCGTGGTAAATCTTGATATTGTCGATGTCCATGCTGCCAATCAGAAGCCGTTCGATTTGCTCGATGCTTTGTTCGGTCGTTTCGTTAGCTAGCAATGCCTGATCTTGCTCGGATTCCGGCTTGATCTTGGCGTCCTTAGCTATCCGGTGCCGACGTCCGCCTAGATGCTTTTTCAAGTCGTCTTCATTCCAGATGTTCACTCCGGCATTTTGCGCGCTGTTCAAAACGTCGCGGGTGATTCCGTGCTTTTTGCAGACTTCGACTTTGGTTTGTTTCATGTTGTTTTTAGTTTTTGCCGGCAATCGCGTTGCAAAGGTTTCTGAATTGATCGTCGAGATCGTATCGTTTGCGGGCCTCGGCGGTTGATTTAACGACTGCATGAAAAGTCAATCCCGTAGCTTCGGCAGCGTATTTTCTTTCAACGCCGGAAGCAACAATGACATGCGCCAGGGCGAGTTTAACTGTGCGCATTGACCTCCGGCTTTGTTTGTCCGTGATTTGCTCGTAACGGTAGCCGGTGACGTTGCAACAGTTTTGAACTAGTCCTTGAACTCTGACCATCATGGACAAGTATTTCAATTTAACTCTGCGGCCTCGTTTGGGTTTGTATGGTAGTGTGATTTCGTTTTTCATTTTTTGATTGCTTTGGGAATTAACTCCCGCCGATTGCGCTTAAACATTTGCAATCGACAGGAGCCTGTTTACCCGGTCCGCCACACGGCGGTGAGATTTGTTCGGTCGTGTCCAAGTCATTTTGTTAATTCATTCATTTTCCCTGCGGTCGTCAGAAGTGCATTCTGCGGTATTTCGCAAAAGATTCCTTGCCGGGGGTGTATAACGCAACAAAACGGCACCAATCTTACCGCTCTGTGACTGCATCCAGCCCAGTTGCGTCAGGATGCCCACCAAGCCCGTTTCAGACCGTTTGCCTGTGTTTATATCAAACCCTAACGTCATGGCCCCGTTTCGTTCGTAGCTAGCTGCCACGGTTCATATCCGTTTGCCTGTGCCATTAGGTCCGCGTCCAACGGTATCGCGCCATGCCCGAGCAGGTGCATCACCGATACGGTCTGACCCGTCTCCTGCGTGCCGATCAGCGCGCCCTTGACGCTATAAACCGGTTCGGACTCTTTGCGCTGTATCACCTCAAACACTTGGAAGCGCATTGAGCTAATAAACGGTTGTTTATGATAGACCTTTAAAAAAGTTCTCATGTCCGTATAGTATAGGTTGGAGCGGTAACGTCAAAACAATTCGCAAGCTGACTGATTGTAGCTATCCATTGAACTGCCGATTCGTAGCAGTTCAATGTGATAACAAGCCGCTCTGATTCGTAAACGCTGGCTGGCTGGTCTGTGTGCATTTTTACATAACCTGCTCCGTTTCATCCATTGCAGCGATGATAGACGCAACTTCATTCAATGCTGCGTATTTGCGCCTAAACGCGCCAATATCAATTTTGCATTGCGCCAATAATTGCGCGCGGTATCTGGAGCTGTTCATGACTTGATCCAAGCTAACATATGCGCCGCGTTCTTCCGTTTCGGTGATGTTCTCGTCGTTTCTGTGCGGTATGACAGTTTCAATTTGTACATTGTGCCAAGCCCTGACCGTCACGCATTTGTCCTCGGTGACGTGGTATTGCACTTTAATGCGCCGGATAAGCCCAGCCGCTTGAATTTTGCGGTATTCGTTCGCCGCGATGGTGTCTTCCCATTGAAAATAGTTGTGCAATGGTGAATTTTTATTTTCGGCATGTTTCAAAACAATTTCAGCCGTGATGCTTCCATGCTTTGCTGCGATTTTCTCTAGTTCTTCTTTTAGTGTCAATTTCAGTGTTTCAGTCATATTTTGTATTGTTTGTGTTAAAAAATTACTGGCCATTTATACCCCGCTCTCCAGTCGCGGTTTGTGCTATGCGTTTCCTGCCTTGCCGCGCCTCGCCGAGCCGCGCCGTGCCTCGCCTGCCTTGCCAAGCCGCGCCTCGCCGGGCCTAGCCTCGCCTGCGTTGCCACGCCGAGCCTAGCCTTGCCGTGCCCGGCCTTGCCATGCCACGCCTGCGTTGCCTCGCCTTGCCACGCCGGGCGCATCCTAGCCTGCCTTGCCTTGCCCTGCCCAGCCTTGCCCTGCCCAGCCTGCGTTGCAATTTGTGCTTGTGCTTGTGCTTGCATTGTCGTTTCCCGCTGATTACCCGCAGCGGGACGGGAAATTGTCAATCTAGTCGAAATGTCCCCCAGCCCATTCCTGCGCTCATCTTGCTGTCTGGCCTGCCCTCGCCAATTCCGACTTGCGCGCCGACTCTTGTCATTAGGTTTGCGGCGTCTGTTGCGCTGAACTGGTCTGCGTCGTATTGAACTTTAACCATTGCCGACCACGGCCAAAATTTAGCTCGAACGCGCAAATCGCAAACGCCGGTCGCATTGCGAGCGTGCATAAGATGCGGTTCTGGTTTGCCGTCAATTTTGATCAATGGCACGCCGTCCACTTTATCGAATCCGTCCGGCAAAATAAACACTGACATTTTGGCTAGCGTCATTTTAAATCCGACCAATCTGCAAGCCGAGATCATTGCGTTTCTGAATGCCGATGCCGGGATGCCGTTAAATCCGCAATCGCTGACGTGTTGCGCTTGCCGAAAGTCCTCATCGAAGTCGCGCGCTTCTTTTGCTTTTTTCTTGTTGGCTTGGCTTCCGGCTTCGTGCTTTGCTTTCATCGCATTGATTGCTTTTTCCGAAAAGCGCAACTGAATGTATGGCGCCGTGCCTATTATTTTAAACTCAGCGGTATGGATTTTTGGCGCTGTAATTTGCACCGTTTCTACATTATTTTTTTCATCTGTTTTTTTCATATTCTGTCTGTGTTTGTGTGTGTTTGTGTTTGTCTTAAAAAATCCTATAAATCCTCGATATAATCCGCCAATTCCCTCAGCGTCCCGAAAAAGTCCGTAGCCAAATAATCCTGATCCAGCGCCGACATAAGCTGATAATGCCCAGCCTCGATGCGAACGATCGCAATGCCTTTGTTCAAGGCTTGGATAATTAGAGCTTTGTAGGTCATGCGTGTATCTTACTATCTCTTTGATACTTGTAAATATATTTTTTCAATTATTTTCATCCGGCCTGATCCCGGTTAATTTAGCCAAGACCGCCGCGATCTGCTGTGCTTGCCCGACCTTAGCCACGTTGTGCATAACGCTGGCGTGATTGACATGGAACACGTCGGCAATGCGCTGCAAGGCCCATCCGGACTGTCTAAGCATGTATTGGGCCAAAGCGCGCGCATCGGCGATGTGTTGGATACGCGACTGACCCATGATCTGCTCGGGCGTGCAGCTCATTTCGGTTGCGATTGTTTCGATTAGTGTTTTCGTTTTCATGTTTGGTTGTCCTGTGCTGGGGTGTTCTGCTGAATTATTTCACCGAGGTTCCAAGCCGCCCTTGCTAAAGAACACTCTGGTTCATGTCCTTTCGAGCAATGACCATAGCATACGATGCACCGAGATTCTTTCTCGTTACCTTTCCATTCGACTTCTCGCAAGACATCGCGAGCAAGAATCAATGCAGAACAAGGCGCAGAAGCCAATGACCTCAGTCGGTCGTGTATCCACCATCTCAGGTCGGCGGGAGCGTTGGCGTTGATCCAGTCTGTTGCTTGTTTGTCGGTCATGGCTTTGTCGCGTTGATGATGGACTCCAAGTAGAGCAACGTCCGTTCCTCGTCGGCAGGATCAAAGCTCACGTCAAGTATTGCAAAGCTTTGTGGGTTTTCGCGGAAGTGGTAGAGTTCCACGCTTCCTCGCATCGTCGCAGTCACAGGACGAGTGCTATGGTTGAAAAGCGGCCAGTAAGCGCACTTCTCAATCGTCCACTTGGTATTTCTAACTAGTCTTCGGAGTGCTACGCGTAACCGCTTGCTGTCCTCCTTATTGTTGGTTTCGATGGCCGTTTTTATGCAAGCCCTGCGATTCAACTTCTTCCAGTCGTCGTTAATGAGTTCGGTGTATTCTTCAAGCAGTTGTTGGTCTGTTTTCATAGTTTTGGGGTAATTCGGGCTGATTCAGAGAACAATTTGTGAGAGGCAAAGCCGAGGAAGTCTTTTTTGTTTTTCGGGCTTTCATGGTTGGCGTGGCTCCACATTGACGTTCGGCAGAGAATTGATGTGATCCGCTACCTCTTGAGATGTTCCTCGAATGTCCTGCTTTTCGCGTTTGTCGTTGTAATATGTGACTTGGCACATCCGATCCATGCAGCCAATCGTGAGGCGCACGGTTCCAAAATAAGATTGCCGAACAAGTCGCGGCAGATCAACCTCCGTCGGCGGGGTCTGTGCTATTGCGTTCGTCCAATAGCCTCTTACTTCCTCATCCCATCGTCGCAGGAAACTATCTTCGCCATCATCCCCGCTCAATAGCCAGTCCACCCGTTGCGCCATTTCTTGCGCTTGTCTGAGCGTGTGCGCTGCCTCCTTGAACTTTTCGATGATTGCCGGCGGGTATTTGTTACCTTTTTTCCCGCCCCACTCGTTTGGTGTTTGGTCATTGTTGCTTTCAATGACTTCATCTATTTCGACTGCGATGTCATTAATTCGGTATTGCGCGTAGTTAAAATGTCCTCCACTCATATTATTCAGTTTCGTTTTGGTTGCAATCATCCCCATCATAATCATCCCGCTCCGCCTCATCGTCCCCGATGCATAATGGGCAGGTTGTGGTCGAGCTGGGCCAGTTGGTGCTTCCGCAGATGTGGCAGGGTGATTTCATTTCGGTTCGGGTTGGGTTAGGGTTAGGGATTTGAGGGCCATCTTGGCAATACCCTCCATGCGTCCAAGCTCGTAGGCGTAATCTGTTTCGGGTAGGTCTTGCACATTGTTATTGGCAATCCGATTCAAAACCCCAGCTAGCCTGTCCCGCTGCTCCAAAGTAATCTCAAACTTTTGTGCAAGCTCATTGTTATAGGCATCGCCTGATTTGAGTGTTTCCTTGTGTTGGTTGAGCATCAGTTCAAGATTCATAATCCTTTTCGCTGGTTCTTCGTATCCAGTTCCAAGGCAGTCGGGACAATCGTAGTCGTGTCCTTGGTGGTGGGCATCCCCCGTCCCGTTGCATTCTTCACAGGGTTTTAGTTTAAATAATTCACTCATGGCTTTAGGGTTAGGGATTGGAGTGCTTCGTTGGCAATAGTTCTAACTGCATCCATGCGGTCTGGCAGTGTAATTACCCAATCGCAATCAGCTAGTTTCCGCAAAGCCTCAGCCATCCTGTCCCGCTGCTCGGTCATGGCGGTTAGTTCTAATTGCACCTTTTTCGCATAATCCCAGATTGTCCCGTTCGGGTCCATCATCTCGCAGCCAAGGTCCTTGTTTTGCTGGATGTATTTCGCTTTCCATTCGTCCCGCTGCTTGGTGACGGCAATAAGTCTTTCGTTAATTTGAAGAATGCTGCGTGCTGCGGCTATAAGGTCAGAATAATTCATTTTGTTTATTCGGTTTGGTTTAATGTTTTTCTGTAGCTGGCCCAGTTGCACTCGATCCCGCCGCCAGTCTCCCTGATCCGGCTGATTATGCTCGGACTGAGCTGTGCGGCGAAGTCCTGCCTGGTCACGTTTGTGATGAGCATGGTCGGGAGCATTGCGTCGTATCGTTTGTCCATGATGTGGGTTAATTTATCGTCTTCGTATTTTGTTTCTCCGCGGACGTGCGCTTCGTCGATCACAAGAAACGCCGCTGATGACAACTTGTCAATAATATATTTTTCGCTTTTTTCCTTCGGCCGGCCGTAACCGTTTTTCAGGTCGATGAAAATCTCCATCGCTTTGCAGTAAATCGCCGGGCGGTATTCCGGATGTGATTGCATCGCCCATTCCTTACGCGGCTTCTCCGAGTTCGGGAATCTGGCGTGCTTAGACAGTTCACACGCTAGCTGGGTCTTGCCGGTTCCGCGCCGACCGTATGCGATTACGATCCCGCCCGATTCGACTATATCCAGCGCCGTCTGATACGCTGTTTGCCATTCGTAGCCGTACAATTCGTCAGGATGCTCATGACGGGCAGGAAAGCCAATTCTGGGAACGGTATAGCCAATCGGCGTTGAAACGGTCGTGGCGGGGGTGTGTGGCGCTGGTTTGCGTATTACTAGGTCGTCTAGGTCTGGCATTGATCCCATTATTTTTGATAATGCTGTGTTTGTGTTCATTTTGTTCGGTTTGGTTCTGGTTTATTGTGTATAGGCAAATTCAAAGTCGATCACGGCGCCTTCTGGGTCGTTTGCGTGCCGGTCGTGGTGGGTTGTGGTTGGTTTGGATGCGGCTGGTTCGTAAATCCCAGCGTATCCACCTGCGAGAGAATACTTCAAGGCCTCGATCGCCCTTCGCTCTC